TAATTTAACATCTGCTAATCATTATTTAATGACTACAAGCGTCTCTGAACCATCTTCTATAACTAAGAAACAACCACAGGGTTATGTTGTAGATTATAATTTAAACGGCATTAAGATTAATATTAGTAACTCTTCGATTGCAGGAAAAACATTCACAATCGGCGAAAAAGTTAATCTAGTTAATCAAGCTAACGTTAATCAGGGTGCAAATGGTATAGTAGCATATGCTAATTTAACATCAGTTGTTCTTTCTGATATTAATGGTTCATGGACTACTGGCGTAAATCTGTTTATGCGCGGTGATAGTTCACTTTTACTTTCAAATGTAGATCTCATAGCAAGTTATCCAAACATAACACTGGGTTCACCTTCTAGCTCTTTTGTTACGGGTCAACAGGTTCATTTTTCGTTGAATAATTCTGAAACTGGTAATGCTACAATTGTATCTCAAGATATTATTCCTAACGGATTAACAGAGTATGTTATAGGGCCAACTGTAAAGATTAATGGTGATGGTTCAAACGCTAAAGCTTATGCTGTAGTTAATACTGCCCTTGGCGGAGGAAACTCTGTAATAAGTGTTGTAATGTTAAATCCTGGTTCAAATTATACTAGAGCAGATATTAATATCTACGCCAATTCTACACACGGTTCTGGAGCGAATGTGTTACCTATTATTTCACCAGTGCTAGGCCATGGAAAAGATCCTATTACAGAACTCGGTGCGAGATACGCCGGTATAACAGTTAATTTTGCTAATTCAATTACTGAAGGTTTAGTATTTCCTTCTTATGGATCTTTTAGAAGAGTTGGTATAATACATAATCCAAAGTTTGATGATGTTTTAATTAATTTAGATAGTTTTGATCGTGTTAAGCTTATTATTGAAAATTTAGTAAACACCTTTGCTAACGGTGAGATAGTTATCAATGCGCCCAATAATTCTGTTGCGCCGTATACTAATGCAGCAGGTGTTGTTGTATATTCTAATTCTACTTATCTAGAATTAAAAAATGTTTCTGGTACTTTTACTAACGCTTCACCGCATAATAAGTTGTTTGGTTTATCTTCTAACGCAACAGCGAATATAGCTAACGCGGCTATTGCTAGATTTACTCTAGGATCAACTTCAGAAATTGTTTCTGAGATTGGTTCTGGTGCGAACGGTGAAATAGTACAAATTTTATCAAATACGCAGATAAAATTATCTAATGTGTATGGACAGTTTGTGGTTAATGATACTATATATGATGCTAGTTCAAACGCTTATGCTAATGTTGTATCAATTTACACATCAAACGGTAGAAACGAAGCTTCGACAGATTTTGGTCTGAGATTTAATCAAACCGCGCGTATAACATTAATGTCTAATACTGGTGCTTTTCAAAAGTATGAGTATGTTACTCAAGATGTTAGCGGCGCAAACGGTCGTGTTATATCTACTACTGATGAATTAGATCTTGTTATAGCTCCTATAAGTGGAACGTTTAACAATAGTCAGCCGATTTACAATACAGATACTGGAGCAAATGGTTATGCACTATTCGCTAATAGTACGTATATAAAATTAACAGGTGTTAGTAACAATACGTTATTTACTGCTGGAAACTATATAAATAATGGTTTGGGATCAAATGCTGTAATAAGTCAAGTTCGTTCTGTACTTGTATTAAGTGATGTAGATGGATCTAATAAGTTTCAAGCAGCCGCTAACAATATAACTGGACAAAATTCAGGGGCGTTTGGCGTTTGTACTCTAAGCGATTTAATAACTTATCCCAATCTTATAAGAGAATCTGGTGAAGTTATATACATAGAAAATGTAGAACCAGTTACTAGAACAAGAACTTCACAAGAGCAATTTAGACTCGTTATTAAATTCTAGAGGAACACATGGTACTAAAACTTGACCTATCACGCTCTCCTTATTTCGATGATTATGATGAAACTAAGAATTTTTATAGAGTATTATATAAGCCTGCTGCAGCTGTACAAGCTCGCGAACTTAATCAAATGCAAACTATTCTTCAAGATCAGATCAATAAATTTGGTAGGTTTATATTCAAAGAAGGTTCAGTAGTAGAAGGCTGTGTATTCACGTTTGATAGAAATTATGATTATGTGAAAATCAATGATAACTACGCTAACGATTATGCTATATCTTCATTGAGTGATTTCATCGGTTGTACCATTAAAAATTCTTCTAATTTGTGCGCAACTGTTGTTAATACTGTTCCTGGATTGCAGTCAGATGAACCCGATTTAAACACTCTTTATATTAAATATTTGAACTCTGTAACTCTGCCGAGCGGTTCACAACAAAAAGTATATTCTAATAATGAAAATCTAACCATAACATCTTCTTCTAATGTTTATATCGGTGATGTTACGGTAGCTACACCATCAAATTCAGCTACTTCTTCAGTTGGTAAAGGTTACGCGTTAACTACTACCGATGGTGTTATTTTTATGAATGGCTTCTTTGTTAGGGTTGAGCCTCAAACTGTAGTAGTAAGTAAGTATGATAATAGTCCAAATAACGTTTCTGTTGGTTTTGGCATTGAAGAATTAATTATAACTCCAGAAACAGATTCATCATTATATGATAATGCTGCTGGTTCACCTAATTATAGAGCACCTGGTGCAAGTAGATTAAAGTTAGCACCAACACTTACAATTAAAACATCAAATGATACTACTTATGCAAACACTTTCTTTTCATTGTGTGATTTTGTATCAGGGTATCCAATAACACTAAAAAATGATCCTCAGCTATCTGCGCTTGGTAAACAAATGGCGGAGAGATCGTATGAAACAAACGGTGATTATGTAATTAATCCGTTCTTATTTTCTGTTTCTAATAAAAATTCAAATGATGCTAATTACTCAACACATCTTAATCTAATTACATCTAAAGGCATAGCTTATGTTAAGGGATATCGTGTAGAGTTTATTAATTCTAATATATCAGATATTAGAAAGGGAATTGATACACAATCTATCACTGGACAAATAGTATCTCAAAATTATGGATATTATTTTAATGTTAAAGAATTTTGCGGTGATTTTAATAATGATACAATCGTTCAATTAGAATTACACAATACACCTAAAACTGCAATAACAAGCAGAAATTTCTTAGGTGTTTCATACTCTTCTACTACCAAGATTGGTACTGCGTATTGTAGAGGTGTTACGTATACATCCGGCGCGCCCGGTTCACCCGATGCCAATTATAAAATATATCTGTTTAATGTTACTATGTTACCTGGTAAAAATATAAATGATGCTAAATCAATCATTTACTATCCTTCCGGTGTTGTAAAAGCTGTAGCTGATATTATTTTAACTAAGAATGCTACTACTGCTACTGATATAGCTGTAATTCAAGATAGTACAAACGAAATTATGATACATCCATTCGGTCAAAAATCTTTAACAAGTAATGGATTTGCAGACTCGGCGCAATTTGTTTATAGAAATAGATCAAATACTACTTTTTCATCTGGTAGTTCAATCGCTACTGTTGACGCGCCAACAGCTGCTGGTGTAGGTTCAGAAGAATTTGCGACTACAGCCAAAGCTAAATTAGAAGAAACAATATTAGTTATACCTACTACAAACGGCTATTCTTCTAATAATAGTGGAACAGTAGCTATTTCTAGCACATCTACTGTCATAACTGGAACTTCTACTTCATTTATATCTGACTATTACATCGGTGATTTTATTTATGCTAATAATGAAACACGTAGAATTATTAGTATCACAAATAATATTTCTTTGTCAGTTGATTCAGCGTTTACAACAACTGCTTCTACAAAAACACATCAAACAAAATATCCTGCTGGTGTACCAATAAATTTCATCAGTACAAATCGTGATATTACAGCGACAACTTCTTTAGCCACTATCAACTTAAATAAAACAGTCAATTCAAGCTTAACAGTATCTGTATACTTTGATGTTCTTAGAAAACAGACCGTTGCACAGAAAAAAGTATTAAGAAAAAATACTTACATAAAAATTCGTGCAAATACTAATCCTGGGAGTACTTCGGGACCATGGTGTCTTGGTATACCAGATGTAATCAAATTAAATGCTGTATATGTGAACAGTGATGGTGATGCTACTGTTAATAGTCCAAATCGTTTAGCAGATTTTATTATCGATAAAGGTCAAAAAGACGCGTACTATGATTTAGCATACATTTTTAGTAGTAAAGCTTTACAGAAAAATGCTAGCTTATTAGTTTGTGTTGATAATTTTACAATAAATGATTCAGAAGGACATGGATTCTTTACAGCAAATTCATACCCAATTGATGATGCTAATACAGCAAATACAAACGCTATAAGAACTCAAGAAATACCGGTATATTTCTCAAAGAAAAATGGTGTATCTATTGATCTAAGAGACAGTGTTGATTTCAGACCATATGTCATTGCTACTGCTAATGCGACTGCTAACACAGTTGAATCAGCTACGTTAAATCCTTCAAATACCGCAGTTATATACGTATCGGCAAATGGTTCATATTTGGCATCACCAGATACAAATTTCCAAACAAATCTTTCATATTATTTGCCCAGAAAAGACAGAATTATACTTACATCGGATGGTCTTTTAAAAATAGTAGAAGGAAAATCATCTGTTACACCAATTCCACCAATTGAATCGCCAAATAGTATGACTATTGGGGTTGTAGATATTCCTGCTTATCCCAGTTTAACACCCGCTGATGCTAGAACATATAATCGCTATGATTATTCAGTTCAAACAAATATCTATCAGATAAGACGTTACACAATGTCTGATATTGGTAAGCTTGATAAAAGAATAACTAGACTAGAATACTACACTTCTTTATCATTATTAGAACAATCAACTAGTTCATTAAACGTAAGAAGTGATGAGACTGGTCAAAATCGATTTAAGAATGGTATTTTCGTTGAGCCATTCAAAGATCACTCGTTGGGCAACGTTTATAACGAAAAATATAGTATCGCTATCGATGAAAAAAAACAAGAAGCTAGACCGCGTGTTAATATTATGAATATTAACATGTATTTAGATACTAATAAATCTACTGTTAAAAAAACTGGTGATATTATAACATTACCTTATACTAAAGAAGTGGCATATATAACACAAAAATATGCATCAAAAAAAGAGGCGGTTACATCTGGCGGATTAGTATACAACGGTCGTATAATTTTAGATCCGCCGGGTTCATTAACACCTGATATGTCACGCAACCCAGATATTGTTAATAGTATTGATACATCACAAAATTGGGCCGTTTTACAAAACGCGTGGGGCACTTCATGGGGATCATGGACTAACAGGGGTGATCCAACTATAACAACAGATACAACAACATCTACATCTATAAGTGGATCAACAACTACTACGACTACTGCAACTACGACAACAGTTGCGCAACAACAATCTAGAAGTGGTACGAAACTTAACGTTAGTGCAACATCAACCGACTATGTAATTGGTGATTTTGTAACAAATGTAGCAATATTGCCGTATTTAAAAAATCAAGTAGTAACGTTTTTAGTATCCGGATTAAAACCTAGCACTGTTATGTATGCGTTTTTCGACAATATTGATATTACTCAATATTGTTGTCAACTTGAAAAATGGACAGGCGCTACGCCCACCTGGAACGAAGATCAAAAAGCATATTATACTACAACTGGAAAAAAAGCGCATCAGTCATCTAGCAACGGATGGTTCATTTATCCAAGTTCTACTACATTTGGCAATTTACAGTCTGATGGTTCTGGTAACATGTATGGAATTTTTATAATTCCGAATAATCGATTTAATGTTGGTGAATTACAATTTAGTTTGTTTGATAGAAATAATTTAGCAACAGATTATAATGTTATATCATCCCAGGCACATGCTTCGTTCGTTGGTATACAACTTGCAACTCAACAAAATAGATCTAAATTAACAGTTAGATCAGCAGAGTTGTCTTATAATGATGTAATTGATAATCGAACAATATATGATTCTTCTACTTCTGGAGGAACACAACATGTAACTGTTAATCAACCGGTTGCTTCATCACCACCATTACCAGAATTATCCCCTAATATTATAGATGCGCCTTTAATTCAAACACCACCAACAAATGGATCAGTTGTATGTGATAATCCAGCAGT